AAGCAGGAAGCCATCGTGGAGCGCATCTACAACGCGAGGACACCGACAGGGAGCAGATTTGGATATGAAGAAGGGAAGAAAACAACTCGTGTTCGAGAAGAAGGTCGAGAGTAGCACCAAGTCCAAACACAGGCCTGAGTCAATCAGGATTCTGTGTCATGACTGTGGTGAGTATGAGACGAGGAACCAGCTGACGATCTCGCGGTTCTTCTCATACGTGCTCCCTCATACGTGCGAACGCTGTCCGCGTGAAGCTGTGCGCGTGAGGACATGAGCGAAGACTCACCGACCACGATGCTGTGCAAGGACTTCCACGTCGGCACATGCTGTAGTGGATGTCATGAGGAAGGGTGGACCATCCGGGTCTACCCCGAATCAATTTACTCGGTGCCTTACAAAACCGGGAAGCTCCCGGATCTTGGCTTGGGAATATCGGGGGATGTTTGCTGCGGGAGATTCGAGGCAGTCAAGCGGCTCCCGAGGGAGTGGTGGATTCGTAGATACGGGGCGAAGAAGGGGTGGAACGAAAGTGATATCTCAATCATCGTTGCAGCTACTCCACAGAACTTTCTCAAACTTTGCGGAGAAATCTCCAGCAAATATTGGAGAGCTGCTCACCCCGAAGTCTCAGTCGCAAGACCACAAATTGCGCGAAAGCGCGTTACAGCAGCAAGAGGAAATGATTGTCCAGGCTGCGGCAACAAGTGGGACGGTAACGTCTGTAACAACTGCGGGCACGCCGGTTAAACGAGGAGGACGACGAAGATGAGTGACCATCGTAAGGACTACCCGATCGACAAGCTGACCGAGGATCTTGAGAAGTATCAGATTCCCGGCTACATGCACGGAAGTATCATCAACTACGTCCGCAACGGATGGCCGGTTGGAGACTTCCTGCGCGCTATCATCGAGGGAGACTTCTACAAGGCGGCTGCGCATGCTGACGAGGAGAACTTCGCAGTCATCGGGAACTACGCGAGGTTCTTCTTCAACTGCACTCCAGCGGGATGCTTCGGTCAGAAGGGTGTCGTGAAGGAGTGGAACGAGCACAAGGGACTCCACTATACTGTGCTCCCGAAGGCTGAGAAGTCAACTCTCTCGACGAGGTAACATGCAGCAGGTCAGGCATAACAAATACGGGGTATTTATGGGCGTGGCCCACGGCAAGGCGCACTTCCATAAAATCTCCGATTGCTGCCATGGCCTGGGTGTCTACCAGTTCGTGCGGGAGAGTCAAATCAAGGCGTTCCTTGATCTTGCTGACTCGCCACACCTACCGGAGCCACTGAAGAAGGATGAGTTCACGGTTGAGCCGTGGGATTCTCGTTTGAATGAGTTCCTCGCAAATGAAGGAACCCTACAAGACTGTGAAGATTTTTTAACTGCGTCATTGGCGCACTTTCCCATCTGTGTAAACTGAGGAGAAAATGAGAACCATAGCATTGGACTCCCAGATTCTGAACACCTTGTGCTCATGCCCGAGGAAGGTCAGATTGGAGTTCCTACAGAACTGGCGACCGACGGAGAAGGCTGAAGCTCTGGAGAAGGGCGACCTCATGCACCGCATGTTGGCGCACTACTACCAGGGGCGCAAGGACAAGCACAAGCCCCACGATACGGTCAACGAGGCCGTGGAGATTGCGCGCAAGGCGTCCGTCGATATGGATCTGAACGAATCGACGGTCGATGAGAACATCAAGCAGTTCAAACAGTATGCCCTGTGGTATGCGAGCGACGGCTGGATGCCTCTCGAAGTCGAGCGCCCCTTCTCCAAGGTGCTCTATGAGCGTGAGGACGTTGAAGGGAAGGAAGGCCTCAGAGTTCTCTATGAAGGGGTCATCGACCTCATCACGGAGACTCCGCATGGCGTGTTCGTGACTGATCACAAGACCGCTTCACGACGGAGCACTCCGTCGAAGCTGTCAAACCAGTTCATGGGATACTCGTGGGCGACAGAGAGCAACAACTTCATCGTCAACCGCATCGGCTTCCAGAAAACGCTCGGTGAGCAGGAGAGGTTCCAGAGGATAATGCTCTCCTACAACTCACCCATCATCGAGGAGTGGAAGGAGCAGGCAATCTACTGGACTCGGGTGCTCGTCAACTACATTGACACGGGATACTTCCCGCCGAACTTCACATCGTGCGACAAATACTCGGGGTGCATATTCCAGAAGGTCTGCGAAGCCATCCCCGATGTGCGCGAGTTCAAGCTGATGACCAACTTCTACGTTGGAGAACCGTGGAGTCCCCATACTCGGGATGCTGCGAAGGAAACATAAATGGCTAAGAGGAGAAAGGCGACACACATTCACCAGTATCGGCGCTTCAACATTCGCAAGAGTGGAGAGGAGCCATACTTCATCTTCAAGTGCCAGATTGAAGGTTGCACCCATCATGTCTCGCGGGAGATGGTGGTCGGCAACCAGTCAATCTGCTGGAAATGCACGGCTCCGTTCCAGATGTCCTACAAGGCAACTTACCTTGCGAAGCCTGTCTGCAACAACTGCCGTAGCGGGAGGTATTTGGACACGAAGGACGACGGAGCGAAGGAACAGCAGAAGGTCATGTCTATCGAGGACAGGCTCGATGAAATCTTGGGAAGGGATTTGTTTTGATGCCAAAAATGCGAACGTGGTCATGCAAGATTGGTGAGGTCGCCGACTTGCCAGATGGTTCAGACCGGCCCATGCGAGAGGCTGTCGTGGAAGCCTATCGTAAGCTCACAGGTAGGGAGCCAGTCTTCTGCTTCAGTGGATGGGGCGGGGAACTGACGAAGGTCGAGCGCGAAGTGGCAGAGGAGTATCGTGCCAAGGACAAGTGACATCGTGCTAGGTGGGCGCCTCATGCTCATGTTGAAGGGCGATAACGGAGTCGGGAAAACTGTGCTCGCTGGCAGTTTCCCCGGCCCCGTCAAGTTCTTCATGTTCGATGGCTCGAAACTTGACGTTCTCAAGTTGTTCTTCCCCAAGAGGACTGACATTGAGTATGACATTTACGGTGCGCGTGAGACCAAGTTCAAGGACGCCAACGGCCAGCCCGTCCACATCAAGGACTTGATCCAGTTCGCTGACGAGTTCAACGCGCTTCAGGACTACTGCCCATATGCGACGGTGGTTCTGGACAGCTTCACCTCGTTCTCCGTTACATGCGTGACGTTCCAGTTGGATGTGCGCTCCGCATCTGCACAAGCCAACAAGAATCCGCTGAAGTCAAAGGGCGGTCTGGTTGTCCCAGACTTCGACGAGTATAAGGGCGAGACAACGCTGGTGACGCAGACCCTGGACGTGTCCAAAGTTCTACCGTGCCATGTGATTTGGACCGCCCATCCACTTCCCAAACTTGAGACAAGCGGGAGTGGCAACAGCATGAAGGTCTCGAAGTCATCGTCGATTGCAGCCTACGGTGCTAAGACGGCTGCGATGGCTCCCTCATACTTCAACGAGATTTGGCATCTGGAAACCCGCGCTGCGAATGACTCCGCTGGAACGCGCCAGCGTATCGTTCATACGCAGACAACGGGGGACCAGTTCGCCAAGACTGCACTTCCACTTCCCGTGTCGTTCGATGTCACGATGAAGAACGGGTTCAATGAAGTGCAGAAATACCTCGCAGAGCATCGCATCAAGCTCCAAGAGGCGGTAGCTGCGAAGGAAGCTCAAACAGCAGCCAACGAAGAAAGAGAGGCAATCAGAAAGCTCGTGTAACGGGTAATACCCCCGCTGATATCAAAGGCATCGGGGTCATAACGGCGCTATGCGCCATCACTTGAAGGTAGGTAAGAAATGGGTATGCGTTTTCAGGTTACTCCGCAGGACGTCAAGCGCTCCAAGACGGTGCGCCCCGGTTGGTATCTCGCGACGGTGACGAAGGTCGCCCTCGAGGATTCCAAGGACGGACAGTCCAAGAACATCGTCATCGACCTGCTCGGCAACGAGGGAGACGCTGAAGGCGTTCCCTTCAAGACGTGGGTGTCGGAGAAGGCTCCGGGTCTCGCGGTCCCCATCATCAAGGCGTTCGGGGGCCAGGTCAGCGAGGAAGCGGGCGCCGACTTCGACTTCGAGAGCATCCGCGGGAAGTCCGTTCGCATCGAGATCGTGACCGACAAGTATCAGGGTCGGCCCACGAACAAGATCAACGATTGGGCACCGACTGCCCTGTCGGGTGACTCGGGTGCGGCCCCGTCGTCGGTTCCCGTCGAAGGCCTGGGCTAGTTATACTTGGGGCTGGGTTACTCGTGTCTGTTGACGGCAGTTGACCAGTAGCGGCTGTCCGCCCCCCTAGACGGTAACTTGGCTCCAAGCGCAATGACAGTGGGCGGTTCGCCACTAGCCTCTTGAGGAGGTGAACTGTCGCGGGTTGCACGGCCTCCCTTCCCGTGTGGCACAATACGGGGGGCCACTTAACTTTGACAGTAGGAGTGTGTTATGAACGACATGATTGACCCGAAGACGATCGAGGAACAGCAGGACAAGGAACGCGCTGACCTCGACAAGGAACTCGAAGAACTCGACGCTGCTCTCGCCGAGCCTGGTGAGGAGACTGACGACGAGGACGACGAGGACGACGACGAAGACAAGGACGACGAGGAGTAAGGTCTTGGGGGTGGGTTGAGAGATTCACCCCCAAGTTTTCTCATGATTATCATTGAGACTAAAACTCTCACGCACAAATATCACGGTGCAGTAATCCTGGAGCTTCGTGATGATACGCTCTGGGTAGAGGCGCATGGTGAGCAGCCACGCAACGATGACGAGCTGATTACCTGGGCGACAGACGTGTTTGATGTGTTCTACATCGAGGACGTGTTATCAATTAAGGGAGAATGATGAAGATAAAAATCACAGAAATCACGCTCCCCTCGACAGAGGATGAAATAGCGGAGCGCGTGACCGAGCAGCTCACTGAGATTGCTGCGTCCATGAAGGAGCAGGGACAGCTACAGCCGATATCCGTTCGGTCGGTGAACGGTTCTTACACCCTCAACTTCGGTGAGAAGCGGGTCAGAGCCGCACAGCTCATCGGGTGGACGGAGATTGAAGCCGTCATCGAGGATGTCTCAGAGAAGCAGGCGCACATCCTACGCTGTCACGAGAATCTCAAGCGGTTCAATTTGCCGTGGGACGAGCAAGCCCTGCTCACAGAGAAGCTACACATTCTCAGACAGGAGGAACATGGCTTTGTTCCTAGTGGCAGACCTAAGAGAGATGTCGAGAAAAAAGGATGGTCTGTCAGAGACACGGCTGAAGAACTTGGAGCGGCGCTGGGACTCGTTTCGGAGAACATCAACCTTGCCCGAGCAGTCCGAAACAACCCCGCACTGCGAGCCATCAAGGATCGAAAGACCGCCATCAAGCTCGTCCGTCAAGAGGCGCAGCGGGAGCTTGATAGAGTTGAGTCGACTGACCGGAAGAAGATTGATTCGAACGAGATATACCTGGGTGACGCCACTGCGGTATTGTCAACCTTCCCTGACCATTCGATTGACGGCGTTATCACGGACCCACCGTGGTTGAACTTCTTCGACCCTTCCCTCAAGCGAGACGCGCGCACCTTCCCGGTGTTCAAGGAAATGTATCGCGTCCTCAAATACAACAGCATCTCCTACATCTTCGTCGGGATGGAGGACTATCCACATTACGTAGGCTGGGAAAGAATCGAGGAAGATGGCTCAACATTCCACGTCAAGGGTGAACTCGAGAAAATTGGATTCTCGGTCGCAAAAACCCCACTCATCTGGCGAAAAACCGGCTCCCTCTCTCGTCGTGGAGTTAAGAGCTGGGAGTATGACCGCGACTTCGAGTTTATCATTGTCGCAGCGAAAGGCACTCCAGTCCTTACTTCGCCAACCCGGTTATCAGGCGTCAAAAGTTTCGCCGCAGTTCCTCCAGCAAGTCTTATCCATCCTAACGAAAAGCCGGTGGATTTGGTCAAGGACATACTCGAGGACTGCTCGCACAAACAGAACATTATTCTCGATCCGTTTGCGGGAAGTGGAGTTCTCGGATCGGCTTGCCTTGAAACAGGCCGCCGGTTCATCCTCATCGAACGCGAGCGGGAACGTTATGAGAAGATTGTCAAAAGGCTCAAGGGGGAGTAAATGATTACAGTCTACCTCGCGTGTGACTCCAAGCTTCAGGGTGCGGCTCGCATGCTTCGTGACAAGTTGGGCACGCGCGGTATCATGGTTACTTCCCGTTGGCTCGATAACGACTTCACCCTCCCGTGGACGAAGGAGCAGCTGTATGATGAGGCGCTCAAGGATTTGATTGACATTGACGAAGCCAAATACTTCGTGCTTTACAATCCCAAATCCCATCATCGTAGCGGGACAGGTGGACGGCACTTTGAGACAGGCTACGCTTGGGCGACACTCAAGCCCATCATCTACTGCTCAGAGGAAGTGGAGAACGTATTCCATCACCTCTCAACTATCAGCATCGAGCTGAAGGACAAGGAAACCTTCAACGACTTCGTTGACACTTTGGCGAACGTGATTCATTCGATAAAAGAATGAGCAACTACGTCCCAGGTCAGGGTAATCCAAGCGCCAAACTGATGGTGGTTGGCGAAGCTCCGGGTGCGGTGGAGGATCAACTCCTCCGCCCATTCGCAGGCCCGTCTGGTAACTTGTTAAATGAGTTACTTGAGGAGGCCGGGACACATCGCAGAGAGGTCTATGTGACGAATGTCGTCAAGTATAGGCCACCGCAGAATGATCTTCGACGCCTAGATCAAATCGGTCACAGTGTCGAAGAGGGGATGGTTCAGTTATGGGAGGAGATAAACGCGCTCAAGCCCAACTGCATCCTCGCTCTCGGGAACCTGTCCCTCAAAGCTCTAACGGGGATGGGAACCTATGTCAAAAAGTCGGGCAAATACTCTGGGATTCTCACTTGGCGTGGCTCCATTTTGCGCGCCATGCAAGGGGACTATAAGGTTTTGCCCACCATCCATCCCGCCGCACTGCTACGAACGGGGGACACTGAGGAGAAGGTGCTCTCATACAGCTCACGCCTGTATATCTTGAATGATATCAAGCGCGCTGTTGCACAATCTGAGTTTCGTGAGTTCCGTTTGCCCCCTCGCACGCTTGAGATAGCTCGAAGCAGGGTCGATGTTTGGCGCTTCCTTGAGAAGTATCGTCATCTCAAGAAGGTGTCAGTAGACATCGAGGTTCTCGCAGCTATCCCGGTCTGCATCGCGCTGTCATTTAACACATGGCATGCTATCTCCATCCCTCTCATGGACATCTGGGCGCTCCAGAATAAGGAGTCTGGAATAGCC